TGCCCCCCCTCCCCCCACTGTATACAGTAATAGATGTAGTGTCCCACCACAACCCACGGGACACAAAAACTTACCTATTAGGAGGTAACAACTATGCCACAAAACGGAGGCGGTAAAGGCTGGGTAACAGATCCAGACACCGGCCAGTTACGTATGCCTGATGATTGGGCACGGTATCTGGATTGGTTGTTGGATGAGTCTCGTGTGCCTGCTACGTCGGTGGCGTGGGCTGAGGAGAATGGCTACAACGATCGTACGGTGCGTCGGTGGAAGGCTGATCCTCGGTTTATTCGTGAGTGGGACCGTAGGGCGGCTGAGCTAAACGTCCACCCTGAGCGGACTCAGGGAGTTGTGGATGCGTTGCATCGTGCGGCAGTTGCGGGCGACGTGAAGGCTGCGTCTTTGTATTTGCAGTACATTGAGAAGTTTACGCCGAAGCGTCGTTTGGTTGTGGATGATGAGCGTGATGTGGTTGGATTGTCGGATGCGGAGTTGTCTGCTGAGTTGGCGCAGTTGATGGAGGGTTTGGATGCGAGTTGATCCGAAGACGTTGATGGAGCTTCATGAGAACGGCGAGTTGCTGGGTGAGCGGGGCGCTATGGATATTGATTGGGGTGACGACGCTGATGAGGTAATTGAGGCGTCGTGTGATTTGGAGAACCCTGAGTCTTGTGAGTCGTGCCAATGAGTAAGTCTCGTGTGAATGAGTCAGGTAATTACACGAAGCCTGGTATGCGTAAACGTTTGTTTGAGCGGATCAAAGCTGGCGGCAAGGGTGGTGCGCCTGGTCAGTGGTCTGCTCGGAAGGCGCAGATGCTTGCGAAGGAGTACAAGGCTTCTGGTGGGGGATACAAGAACTGATGGCTAAGACTGGAACTCAGAAGTCGTTGGACAAGTGGACGAAGCAGAAATGGACGACTGCTTCGGGTAAACCGTCTACGCAGGGGCCGAAGGCTACTGGTGAGGTGTATGCCCCAAAAAAGAAGATTGCGGCGTTGAAGTCGACGGCTAAGGGTAAGAAGAAGTTGGCTGCTGCGAATCAGGCGAAGCGTAAGGCTACTGCTGCTGGTAAGCAGCATGCGTCTCATGGTTTGCATAAGAAGGCTGCTAAGAAAAAGAAGAAGGCAGTAGGAAAGAAGAAGTAATGGCTAAGAAACCAGATCCGAGGTTGAAGCGTGTGGGGGTATCGGGTTACAACAAACCCAAGCGGACACCGAATCATCCAACGAAATCGCATGTTGTGGTGGCTAAGGGCAAGGGGTGTGAGAATGGCAAGGTCATTCGATTCGGCCAGCAGGGCGTGTCTGGTGCGGGCAAGAAGCCGACGACGGCTGCTGAGAAGGCGCGCCGTAAGTCATTCAAGGCTCGCCATGCGAAGAACATTGCGAAAGGTCCGTGTTCTGCTGCGTACTGGGCGAACAGGGTGAAGTGGTAATGGCATCTCCAAGGGCTGGTGCCCCACGCAAGTCTGCAAAGAACTATCATCAAAATCCTGCGTCGTACAGGAAGAAGTTGGAGTACGACAAGCAGTACAACGCCCGTGAGGATCGCAAGGCGTACCGTCGGGATCATGGTCGTGCCCGTTACAAGGCGAAGAAGATGGGTATGGCGGTGACTGGGCGTGATATGTCACGCAATAGTGACGGTTCGTACAGCGTAGAGGACTCGTCTACGAACCGTGCTCGCAATGGGCACGGTAGGAACCGTAGGTACAGGTAGTGGCGTATTCGTTTTCTGAGCTGAAACGTGAGGCTGAGTGGCGTCGGTGCGTTAAGGACGAGCAGTATTTCCTAGAGACGTACTGGAATATTGCTCATCCTGCGAAGGGCCGTGTGCTGTTTGAGTTGCGTGACGCTCAGAAGTTTGCTCTTAAAGAGTGGAAGAACGAACGGTACAGTCTGACGTTGAAAGCCCGCCAGATCGGATGGTCTACGCTGGTTGCGGCACATCAGTTCTGGCTAGCGTACTTCCATTCGGATCAGAACATCATTGATTTGTCTCGTACAGAGCGTGAATCGGTGTTGTTGCTGAAGAAAACAAAGTACGGGCAGAAGCATTTGCCTGACTGGATGTTGGAGCGGGGGCCTCGCTCGCTGGTTGAGCACCAGCAGCGCATGGCTTTTGACAATGGTTCGCAGATTACGTCAATGCCGTCGGCGTCTGATCCTGCCCGTGGCGAGTCTGCGTCGCTTATTGTGGTGGATGAGTGGGCGTTCTTGCCGAATCCCGAGGATGCGTGGGCGTCGATTGAGCCTGTGGCCGATATTGGTGGCCGAATCATCGGTCTGTCGACCGCAAACGGGTCAGGCAACTTCTATCATCAGCTTTGGGTGGGTGCGACGGCTGGCACAAACAAGTTTGCGCCTATGTTTTTTCCGTGGTCTGCGACTGAAGACCGTGGAGATGCGTGGTATCAGGACAAACGTGAGTCAATGTTGCCGTGGCAGTTGGCTCAGGAGTACCCGTCAACGCCTGAAGAGGCGTTTGTAAAGTCAGGTAACCCCGTTTTTGACTTGGATGTGCTAGACCAGTTGGAAACGCAGGTGCGGTACGGCGACAAGGGCGATATGTGGCGCCATAACGACGTTGTGGAGTTTAGAGTCGCATGAGTTTTGAGGTTTGGCAGTACCCAGAGTTGCATCACGCCTACGTTTTGGGCGTAGACACGGCTGAGGGCCTTGGTCACGGCGACTACAGCGTGATTCAAGTGCTAGATGTCGGCACTGGAGAGCAAAGCGCTATCTGGCACGGCCACATTGCACCCGACTTGCTAGCTGAAGAAGTCTATGCGGTGGGGTTGTGGTACAACGCTGCTTTGTGCTGCGTAGAGTCCAACAACCACGGCCTCACAACGATTACCGAGTTGCGACACTTGGGGTATCCCAAGTTGTACCGCCGTCGCCAGCTTAACAGTGTGACAAATACGGTGGGGCAAGAGTTTGGTTGGAAGACTACAAGAACGTCAAAGCCGTTGATGATTGACGAGCTGTCGTCTGCGCTGCGAAATTTTGAGCTAACGATCTATGACCGTCATACGTTGGCTGAGTTGCGGACGTTTGTCCGCAACGAACGAGGCGGCATGTCGGGATCTCCCTACGATGACCGTGTAATGGCGTTAGCGCTTGCTAACCAAATGCGTAAGTACGCTCATGAACCCGAGTATGTTCAAGATAACGACGATTATTGGACGGTCGACTGGTTTGCCCGTCTTGCAACAGATGCTCCCGTTAGGAACAACAACCAAATCGGGGCACGAAATGTGCGTGGGACACGCACATCTATCTATTAGGTACCTTTAGGAGTAATACTCATGGCTAAGTTTGTTTCGCACACGAATGGCACTACCGATGTTGGTGGTGGCAACAACACGATGGCTCGTGGCAAGTCTGTCGTTACCAACCCGATTGGTGACGCTGCTGGCAGCCCGAATCGTGCTACTTACCGCACCGCTGACCCCAAGTATGCTGGCGTTACTGGCGACCGTGGCGAGGGCGTTGCTCCTCGCAACACCCCTGAACAGCAGCATGGCACGACTGGTTCTGTCGAGCGCGCTGCTTCCTTCAACGCTGCTGGTAGCGACGCCTGATAATGGCGATTATCCCGAAGAACTTGTCGTATGACGAGTTTTGCGAACATATGCGACGGGAGAAGGGCGAAGCCATCTCCAAGTCTGAGCTTGACGAGATTTACGAGCGTTGGGTGCGGTTGAACTCTTTGCAGGTGTCAACTGGACGTGGCTTTCGGGCAATGCTTCCTACTGACGAGCAACACCTCACAAACCGTGAGCGTGAAACCAAAGTGGTTGCAGAAGCCCAGTCTCAGGGGCGCAACATAGAGAGGGTTTGACATGGCTCGGAAGTCGCGCCGTGACAGGTTGGAACAGTACAAGGACAAGATCGACAAGTGCCAGCGTTGGCGTCAAGACGAACAGTTTGACGACAACTGGCTGCGCCTGTCAGATCTTTACCGTGGACAGCACTTCCCTGAATACATGCAAGACAGCGGCGATCTAATCGCTGTAAACCTTGCGTTTTCAACAATCAACGTCATTGCGCCTTCCGTAGCCGTCAACTATCCCAAGGTTGTCGTCCAAGCCAACAAGCCTGAAGACGCCAAACGGGCCATGTTCGTAGAAGCCGTGGTCAACCACCTGTGGAAACATCACGACTACCGCACCCCGTTCCGTCGGGCCGTCAAAGACTTTCTGGTCTTTGGACATGGCTGGCTCAAAGTGGGATGGAAGTTCGTAGAGCAAGAACAAAGCATCGGGGAACTTGCCCGAGAAGAAATGATCGACTCGGCCATGAACGAGATCGACCAGATTGCTGTCGAAAGTTTCATGGATGGCGTTGAACCGCCATCGTTTGACGACATCGTTGCCAGCATTCCCTCAACAGAAATGCGAATCGTTGAAGATCAGCCGTTCGTAGAACGAATCAGTGTCTTTGATGTTTACGTTGATCCTGCAGCTACCTGCATGGAAGACGCACGTTGGATCGCACAACGGATTGTGCGGCCACTTGAAGAAGTAGAAAAAGATCGACGTTACAAGCCATCAGCTCGCAAAAAGCTGGTAATGAACTACGGCACCGACATTTACAATGAGAACCCTAACGACGACAAAGTTCAGTATTTGGAAGACCAAGTCGTCTTGTGGGAATACTACGACATTATGGACAACACGTTGTCCGTGTATGCCGAGGGTGCGGACGAGTTTTTGGTTGACCCAGTCGCAATGCCGTACGCATACGGGCATCCGTTCGTCATGCTCCGCAACTACGACATCCCCGACCACTTCTATCCGATGGGTGATCTAGAAGCGATCGAACCGTTGCAGCTAGAGTTGGACAAGACTCGTAGCCAGTTGATGAACGATCGTAAACGATACGCACGCAAGTATTTGTATCACGAACGGTCGTTTGGTCCTGCAGGCCGTGAAGCGTTGGAGTCCGAAGACGACGGACGCTTTGTGCCTGTTATTGATGAGAACAAGCCGTTGGATCAGGTTGTGATGCCGTTGCCGCAGGTTCCGCTGTCGGCAGAGATCTACAACTACTCCAACATCATCGCAAACGACATCAACACGGTATCAGGCGTTTCTGAGTATGCCCGTGGTGCTATGCCTGAGATTCGACGCACTGCAACGGAAGCGTCGATTATTGCTGACGCCGCTAACGCTCGTGCGGCAGACAAACTAGCGATCATTGAGATCAGTATCGCTCAGGTAGCGAGGCGTGTTGTGCAGATTCTTCAGCAGTTTATGACTGGTGAAGCGATGGCACGAGTTGCTGATGCGCGTGGCGAAGACTTGTTTATTCCGTATGGTCGTGAAGAAATTGTTGGCGAGTACGACTTTGTTGTGCAGGCTGGTTCTACCCAGCCGATGAACGACACGATTCGTCGTCAGCAAGCTGTTTCGTTGTTGAACGCTGTTGCGCCGTTGGTTGGCACGGTTATTGACCCTGCTGCTTTGGCACGGCACGTTCTTGAAGATGGTTTCGGGGTCAAAGATCCCGAGAAGTTCCTTATGGGACAAGCACCGCAGCCGCAACCAGGCCAAGAGCCTGGTGGCGGTCCAGTGCCCCCGCAGGGAGCGCCAATGCCGCCTGGAATGGGCGGCGCACCAATCCCTCAAGCCCCAGAAGGAGCGTTTGCTCCGACTGGAGGGGTGCCTCCCGAACTGCTAGCGCAGCTTCAAGGGCAGATGGGCATGGAGCTACCGTCCTTGTAGTGGGACATAGTTCACATTAATCTTAGGAACACCTTTTCGAAGATTCCTTAGGAGGATCATAGTGTCCGAAGAAACCGAAGCAACTGAACCCACGTCCGTGGATACCTCGGAAGTTTCAACCGAAGCAAGTGAGGAACCTAGCTACACCGTCAAGATTGACGGTGAAGAACAACAGGTCACCCTTGATGAGCTTCAAAAAGGTTACCAACGGCAAGCGGATTATACCCGCAAGACGCAAGAGGTAGCCAGCGAACGGGAACGTTTGCAGCAAGCCGAAGCAATCGTGTCTGCTCTGGAAAATGATCCAGAGGGGACTCTTGGCACTTTGGCTCAGACATTTGGTATCAACATGAGTTCTGGACAGACTGAAGAGTCTGGCTGGGACGAAATGGACCCTTCTGACAAGAAGTTGGCTGAGCTTGAGCGCAAGATCGAAGCGCAGGAGCGAGCTGCCCGTCTCCAGCAAGTAGACAAAGAAGTAGATCAACTGAAGGAACGGTACGGAGACTTCGACAAACAGGATCTTCTACACCACGCCGTAACGAACAAGATTACGAATCTTGAAGCGGCGTACACGCATTGGCAATTCAACGACGTGAAGTCCACCGCAGACAAGCTGCGGCAAGATCAGGACATTACGGACAAGAAGCGGGATGCGTCAGTAGTGGCTCCTGGCGGGTCAACCCAGGCGGGAACCCAGCCTGAAGTTTCGGATACCAAGGTGACTTCTTTGCGTGAAGCCTTTGCTCTTGCAAAAAAGCAAATGACCACTTGATTCACTAAGGAGCCATCATGGCTTTCGGCAACTCTAGCTTCGATGAGATTCTCTCAACGACGCTGAAAAACTATGTCCCTCGGCTTACCGACAACATTTTCTCGGCTCGTCCGCTGTTCTACGCACTGACCAATGGTCAGACCATGCGTCGAATTGGTGGCGGTGCCAAGATTGTTGTTCCTGTCCTTGGCAAGACCAACGGTACTGCCGCTTCGTACTCGGGCACCGACACCATTTCGACCACGGCTTCGGACGGCATGACCGCCGCCGAATACGACTGGGGTCAGTATGCGGTGACCGTTACCATCAGCGGTATCGAAGAAGCCAAGAACAACGGCGAAGAGCAGATCATTGACCTGCTGGAAGGCAAGATCTTCCAGGCGCAGGAAACTGTGATCAGCAACATGAACGCCATGTTGTTCAGCAACGGCGAAGGCAACACCCAGAAGGACTGGAACGGCATCGGCAACCTCGTGCAAGATGGCGCTGTCACCAACTCCAACGGTGCTGCTCAAACCCGTCTTCGTACCATCGGCGGCATTGACTCGTCGGACTCGGACAACGCTTGGTGGCGTTCGACCGTCACGGACCACACGACCAACAGCGGCAACCTGTCGCTTGCGGCTATGGGTACGCTGTACAACACCGTTTCGGTGGGTAACGATCAGCCGACCATCATCATGACCAGCCAGCAGGGTTACGAGGCGTACGAGGCGCTGCTTACCAGCAACGTCCGTTACACCGACACTGACATGGCAAACTCGGGCTTCCAGAACCTTATGTTCAAGGGCGCTCCTGTCGTGTTTGATGACGACTGCCCCGCTGGTACCGACCAGTCGAACCACTCTGGTTCTGGCCGTGTGTACATGCTGAACACCAAGTACATCCAGCTCGTCGCTCACTCGGACGTTTGGTTCAAGCCGACCCCGTTTGTGCGGCCCACCAATCAGGACTCTGTGTTCTCGCAGATCCTGTGCTACGGGCAGCTTACCATTAGCAACCGTGCCCGTCAGGGCTTCTTGGACAACGTCCTTGACGCCTGATAGATGACAGTTGGGGGAGGAGCACACGGCTCCTCCCCTGCTGTTAAAGAGGTTTTATGGGAAGAGAACTAGCAATCGGTTACGGCAAGAATGTGCGCCCAGCAGGGCAACCACACGACGGTATTGAAGCCGATATTCAAGTTCCTGACTTTGCAGCAGGCCGCAACATACAACCTATGCAGCCTGTGTTTACCGCTGCAGCTACCGAATCAAGTAGCTGCTCAGCAACAAAGAAAAACGGAGATCCATGCAAGGGCCGCCCCCTAGAGGGCGATTCTGTATGTGTCTTCCACCGAGAAGCTGGATAGTCCATGAGCGACATGACCTTGGCGCAGATCAGAACTCAAGTCCAAGGCATGTTGGACATCAGCGACGGCGACATCCCGACCCCTGTCCTTGACACGTTTATCCGTCAAGGTTACAACGCCATCGTTTACAGCGAAAAACGTTGGCCGTTCTTTGAGACTTCAACCACGTTCTCTACTGTCGGCGGGCAATCTGATTACTCCCTGAGCACGATTGGCACCAGCATCACGCAGGGCATGCGGGAGATCTTTGCTCTACGAACAGACAGCGATGTTTGCGAGTATGTCGGTCGTGACCTTGGCGACTTTGCCAACCCGCTGGACGGGTTGGGATCTGGTAGCCCCACTCACTGGTCTTACTGGGGAGATAGCGTCAGGTTTTACCCGACGCCTGATGCTGTAGAAACTATTTATGTTCGGGGCGTCCGCAACCCTACCGCCTTTCCGTCGACGCTAGACGGCAACGGCAACAACATTGCACCTGATCTGCCCAGCCCGTTCCATCCGCTGTTGGCAATCTATGCAGCGTCTCGTGCGTACTTGCAGCAAGAAGACCCGACAATGGCGGCGCAGTACGACCGACAGTTCCAGATTGAGCTGGACAATCTTGCTCGGCGGTACGCCGATACGCCTGCCCCGCAGCCCATGATGTTGAATAGCCGTGCGCGCAACCGAGTTGATCTGCGTTACCCGAAGAGGTACCAGAACACTGGTGGCTTGATCTTCTAGGGGTTGAGATGGCTGCTGGCTACAGTTTGGTAACTTTGGCAGACTTCCGTGGCGGTTTGAATTACCGCACGGATCAGTTCGACATTGCCGAAAACGAGTCTCCTGATCTGTTAAATGTCAGCGTTGACCCTCGTGGTGGCGTCGCTATGCGTGAAGGCGTGACCTCGTACAATCAGGCTAATCATAGCGCAAACTTTAAGAACATCTTTTCGTACTACAACGATGACGGCACGAACAAAGTTCTGGCTAACAGCGGAACCAAAGTTTATGTGTTCAACAGCAGCACCAAAGTTTTTGATGACATTGACACTGGCAGCCTGACTGACAGAACCAACGGCACCAAGACTTACGGTGTAACTATCAACAACCGTCTTTACGGCGTGTCGGCTGACAAAGTGTCGTTCTACTACAATGGCACCAGCGGCAACGATCTAGGCACGACGCTTGACGGCAGCGCAGGCAACTTTCCTATCGCTCAGTATGTCGCTCACTGGAACAACTTTGCATGGGTAGGCAACACTGTAGAGTCGTCCACCGCCTACAAGACACGCATCAGGTTTTCTCACGCCAACCTGCCTGAACAGTGGGATGACCTAGATTTTATTGACATCGGCAAAGGCGAAGGCGGCGACTACATCACAGGCATCGTCGGCCACAACGACCGTCTGATGATCTTCAAGTCTAACTCAACATATGCCCTGTTCGGGTTTGACGGTGATTCGTTTCAGCTTGTGACCGTGTCCGAGAAGGTCGGGTCCATCCCGCTGTCCAGTCCCGTGTCAACGCCTTACGGTGTGTTTTTCTGGCATGACCAAGAAGGCGTTTACCTTTACGACGGCACCAACACGAGGTGGATCTTCGAAAAGTTGAAGCCAGCTATTGACGATGGACGGTTTACGTTTGCTAACCCGCCGCAGCTAGCTTGGGCCAACAACAAGCTGTACGTCTCGCTGGACTTCTACAACGCCGACACAAACAGCACCGAACGGCGCATGTGTGTCTTTGACCCCACCACCAACTCGTGGGTGTTGTGGGATGTTGATGCGTCTGCTCTGAACACCCATCAGGCACCGAACGCTGCTCCCGTCTTGTACGGCGCTACTACGGGCAGGACGGTCGGAGGGACTGCAAACACTGGCCGAGTGATCTCTATAGATGCGGGCGGTACAGACGCAGACCGATACATCTACAACACCAATTCAAGCGTTTACGAGTCTGCAGGCATTAGTTCGTTTTTCCAAACAGCATGGATCAAAACTAAGAACCCGATTGTTCGCAAACGTTGGGGTCAGATTCGGCTGATTACTTCAGCGGAACAAACGAGCACGTTGGGTGTCGAAATCTTTCATGATTACGACACTTCGACGGCTGCTCGGACAGACGACGTAAGTATTACTGGCAGGGCTGGGGCTTCTTCGGTCTGGGGGACTGCTACTTGGCAGTTGGGTTCTGGCGAGAGCGGCACGGCAGGCAACGGTATCTGGTCGGCAGGTGCAAGCAGCCAGGTAACGGATGTAGCCAAGTTGCGAACTGGCGGTACCGCTGCTGCTATTTGTATCAAAATTACTGGACCTACGACGGAGCAAGCCTCGTGGGAAGTTAACGGGATGGCGTTCCCGTATAAAGCGCGAAGGATGCGATGATGACAGGAACAAACTTTAGTTACACCGAGTTTACGGCTGGTACTGCGATCGTTGCATCACAAACAAACGCTAACAACGCTGCCATTGATACCCAGTTTACTCATGTGTTGGATGGCACGGACCCACACACCAACTTCCAGGCTACTGGCACAGTTGCGTTGAGTGGCGCTACAACGCTGAGCGGCGCTACGACGCTGAGCGGCGCTACGACGTTGCAAGGCAACACCACAATCAACGGCGTCATTCAAACTCAAGATGCGTTGAAGTTTGATGGCGCTAGTGCGGGCGGCAACAACACTACTTTGCGGGTAACAGACCCAACCAGCAACAATGTTATTACGTTGCCTAACGCTACTGGCACGCTGGCGTTTACGAGCAGCGACATCACGGGCAACGCTGCAACGGCTACTTTGGCTGCTAACGCAACGCAGCTTGCAACCCCTCGGGCAATCAACGGCGTTGATTTTAACGGCACCGCTGCGATTACTGTTACTGCGGCTGCTGGCACCCTTAGCGGCACTGAGTTGAAGTCTACGGTAGTTACGTCATCGTTGGAGTCGGTTGGCACACTAAACAGCTTGACTGTTGGCGGCGTTCTGGATGCTAACGGTGTCGTAAAGATTATTGACGGGTCTGTAGGCACTCCAGCGTTGACGTTTGACAGCGATGAAAATACAGGTATTTATAAGGCTGGTACTGACCAGCTTGCATTCACAGCGGGCGGTGTTAACACTTTTCAGGTCATCAACAATGGCGTGTACGTTCCTGGGACTTCGGGCGCAAACAACTACTACGCTCAAGACCCCGCAACTGGGACGGGCAATGACGCTGAGTGGGCAGCGACTGGCTTTGCCACCTTTGTCCTTAAGCGCAACTCGTCGCTGACCGCTGAAAAGGAAAACATTACTGAAGACCTCAGTACCCACCTTACTGCCGACATGATTGACTCGGTTGTTCCTAAGATGTGGAACCGTATTCATTCACCTGGGTACCCTGAAATCGGTCCGCTTGCTGAAGACATGGACGCCATTAGCCCGTTTCTTGCAGCGCATGGTGCAGACATCCGAGATGGCACCTATCAAGAGTTTCTGACTGGTATTAACAAGACGGCGTACCTGTCGCTAATGGTGTTGGCAATCAAGGATTTGCGGGAGCGCATGGAAGCCGTAGAGGCGGCATGACATGGCTGAGTGGGCAGCAATCTTTGGCGGCACAGGTGCTGCTGTAGTGACGGGATTGTTTGCCGTATTCGCTACCAGATTCCGTCGAGAAAACAGCAGCCAGCATGCTGACAGTCTACGACGGCTGGATGACATTTCGGAACGAATCGGTGAGGTTCGTGATGACGTGAAAGAAGTTCGTCGTCGTCAAGACGACCATTTGGAGTGGCACGCAGAACAATGAGTACACCCAACTTTCAGATCAACAAGAATGTTTCTCCGCTTGTGCAGCTTAGCATTTCGGGGGGGCTGGTTTATGAGGGAACGTATTCTGCGTCGACTGCCTACACGGCAGGCGACGTGGTTACCCATAGCGGTGGAACGTTCGTTGCCCGTCAGAACACGACGGGCAACACTCCTGGCGACAACGTCCATTGGCAGACATTGGCTCAGCAGGGCAGTACAGGTGCTGCGGGTGCTGCGGGTGCGACTGGCCCCCAGGGAGCTACGGGTGCTCAGGGGCCGCAAGGCAATACTGGGTCTACGGGTGCTCAAGGACCGCAGGGTAATACTGGGCCTGCGGGAGCGGCTGCAACCATTGCTGTTGGTTCGACAAGTTCTGTTGTTAATTCTGGAACTGCGAGCGTTACTAACAGTGGTAGTTCTAGCGCTGCTACGTTTGATTTTGTTTTGCGTGATGGCCCCGCTGGTCCTACTGGTGCAACTGGCCCCACTGGTCCACAAGGCCCACAGGGCAATCAAGGTGCAACTGGCGCTCAAGGACCACAGGGCGATCAGGGCGCTACTGGTGCGCAGGGAGCTACTGGCGCTGCGGGTGCTGCTGCAACGATTGCGGTTGGCTCTATTAGCTCTGTTGCAAATTCGGGTACGGCGTCTGTTACAAACAGCGGGTCGTCCAGTGCGGCTACGTTCGACTTTGTTCTGAGGGACGGGCCAACTGGCCCGACTGGTTCTACTGGCCCGCAAGGCCCACAAGGGCCAGCGGGCACCAGCGGCGCTGCAGGGAGCCTGAGCGGTTCGACGCTGGCTTCGAATGTTACGGCTTCGTCGTTGACTTCGGTCGGCACGCTGACGAGCTTGGCCGTTGCAGGCACTATTAGTCAGCCTTGGGGCAACGAAATTACCCAGACTGGCGTAGCCAACACGAAGTTAATTGACGTTAACTTTACGGGCGGGCTTGGCAACCACGTTGACTTGTCCGTGCCGAACAACGGGTCGGCTGGCCTTGGCGATACCGTCATGCGTTTGGTTGACGGCGGCAACGTCGGTATTGGTGCAGCTACCCCCGACACGCTTCTGCACGTTTCTGGCTCTACAGACACGGTAGCGCATTTCGAGTCAACCGATGCCGAAGGCATGATTGCCTTCTCAGACAGCAATTCAACAGGCAACTGGTATGACCGTCGGATTGGTGTGCATGGCGACGATCTTTCGTTCGTAACGAACGGCGCTCGCCGCATGACTATTCAAGATGATGGTCAGGTCGGCATTGGCACCACATCACCTTCGGTTCCGCTACACATTTCGGACGACAATCACGCCATCATGCGCCTTCAAAACGAAGGCACTGGCAACACCGAAGGCCCAACTGTTGAGTTGTACGGCAACACGGGGCGCATGGGTTTGCTGGGTTTTGACAACAGCGACGACATTCGTATCAAGAACGAGACTTCTGATGGCAAACTGTTCTTCTTTACGAACAACAGTGTTCGGGCCACGGTTCTGGCTGACGGCAAAGTAGGCATTGGTACTGACGCGCCAGGAGCAACACTACACGCCAACTCAGGCACCGCTGACACGGTTGCCGTGTTTGAGTCAACAGACACTGGCGCTTACGTCGGGATGAAGGACGACACGTCGGGCAGCAACTTGCATGTTGCTGTTGCTGCTATCGGCAACGACCTTGCTTTGCGCGCAGGCAACTCCAACACCGTGCGTATCAAGGGCGATACGCAACGAGTCGGCATAGGCACCATTGACCCTCAAAGGGTGCTGGAAGTCGCAGACAATGTTCCTGCAATCAGGCTGACTGACGACAACAACGCTGGCGTCTACCACGAGATTCTGGGTGACGGCGCAAGCCTGTCGATTGAGGCAGACGACAACAACCAAGCGTCTAGCTCGTCTATTAACTTTAAGGTTGACGGCACCGAGTATGCCCGACTGACTAGCGATGGCAGGCTCGGTATTGGCACCACGTCGCCTGCTGCAACGCTGCATGTTGCGGGCAACATGCAAGTTGGCACTTCCAGTACCAACTACAAAATGAACCTGTACCGCCAAGACACGGGTACTGCCGACCACATCAACATCTACAACGGGTCAACGCTTGTTGGCACGATTGGAGCCGAAGATAACACTTGGCTTCGGTTGAACCAAGAAGTCGCAAAGAACATTTACACGCCTCGATTGCTGCGTGCCGATGGCGGCTTTCAAGCAGGCAACGGATCGACTTCTGCTCCTGCTTACAGTTTCCAAAGCGACTCCAACACGGGTTTCTACGTTACTGGCAACGGCGGCGTCATACGTTTTGTAGGCAACGGCACCGAAGGCGGTTATGTTTGGGCGGGCGGCATCCGAACAGCAAACGGATCAGCAGGTGCTCCGTCGCATTCGTTTACGAGCGACACCAACACGGGCATGTACCGTTACGGCGCTGACGAGATTGGTTTCTCAAGGGGCGGTTCCGTATCCGTTTCTATGACTGGGCACATCAACGTGCATGGCACGGATTCAGCACTTGTCGCCTACGACCCGCCGACAGGTACGGGCAACGACGCTGAATGGGTATCAGTCTTTGGCGTCTACTTGCTGCGTCGCAACTCGTCTACCGCTGCCGAGAAGCTCAGCATTCAAGAAGACCTTGAAGGGTGGTTGACGCCTGACATGGTGGACTCGGTTGTGCCAAAGATGTGGACCCGTGACCACGCTCCCGACTACCCTGAGATCGGCCCTATCGCTGACGACATGGATGTCATCAGCCCGTTCTTGGGAGTAAAGGGAACGAACGAGGACGGCGAGCAGGTTCTGACTGGTATCGACCGCAACGCCTACTTGTCGCTGCTGGTGCTGGCGGTCAAAGACCTGCGTCAACGAGTAGTTGAGTTAGAAGATGCCTAACCACATCATTCTGCTCGGCGTAACCGCTGGCTTCTTTCACCTCGTCAACTCCACCGACAAAGCTTTGCTTGACAACCGAGGCATGGCGTATGTGCTCGGATACTGCGTGATCGGTATTTACATCAGTGCGTGGCTGTTCAGTCGCTTTGCTGTATTAGGATCAGTGTCATGAATGTAACTCACGAAGAAATTGTCAACTTTATGCAGTCTCGGTTCCCGAAGGAGCTTGAGATTTGCGTTCTTGCTATCCAGAACCAGAAGGCGATGCAGCAGATTGCTGAGTTGTCTGCCGAACCAGAAGAGGAACCGTCCGAGTAGTGGGACATTCCTTGCCATGAAGTAGGAGCTTCACATGGCATACGTATCTAATTATCAAGACATTTTGTCGTCGTCGATGAGCAAAACTGCTCCCAACTCTGCGAACGAGTACAACCAGGCGAGTCTGAACGTTCAACGCAACTTGGCTCAACGCCAGTTTAATCGTGACCAGATGGGTCGCGATTACACTCGTGCTCAAAGCGATATTGGCCGTCAGGCTAATCAGGCGTTTCGGCAGCTTCCTGGGGCGTTTAACCGCCGAGGGATGTTGGATAGCGGTTCGTACATCCGTGGCGGTCGTGAGATGGCTGCGAACGAGTTGCGGATGCGAAACCGTTTGCGTGAGGACTTTAACCAGCAGGTGGCGGGTTCACGGTTGCAGGACACGTTGGATATTGCTGATTTGGCTGGTTTGCGGGACCAGTTGTCTTCTGCTGATTATCAGAACCTTGTGGCGAGCTTGTACGGCAGCCAGATGCGGAGTGCATGATGGTTAGTTCTTTGGATATTGCACGGCAGGCAGAACAAGACCGAAAGGCTCGGGAAGAAACTGCCGCCCAACAGGCGCTAGTCGACATGCGGCTTGGTCCTGCGGCTGATGACACAGAGTTTCAACAGACAATTAGTGATTCTCAACCGTTCTTTGCTATGGGAAGCACCCGACGGGATCGGCGAGATCAGCTAACTCGTTACGAGGATGCCCTTAGACAGGGCAGGGCGAATTACGACCCCCAGGCTGCTCTTCGGCCCACGCAATACACGCAAGACATGCTGGGCCTGCCTCAGGGCGGTCAGTCGGCTGTTGATCCCCGTACTGACGGGCGTTTGCCTCCGAGAACTGGGGGGCAGTCTGCTATTGATCCTCGTGATCGAATGCGACAACCCGACGGTCCTCTTTACGAAGGTGATGACGATAAGCCTACTGGACCTCGCACTCCTCGTGGCCCGTCGATCTACGACTTGCAGAAAGGTGGGCTAGACCGCCTACTCGCTTCTCAGAAAGAAGGCTTTGGGCAGCAGCGAGATCTGGTAGAGCAGCTTGCTGATTTGCGTGAGCAAGGCATTGCTGGTCAGGAGCAGTTTGCTCAGGACACTGCTAGTGCCCGTGAGACGTTCTTGGATGAGCAGAACGCTACTCGTCAAGAGAAAGAGCAGCAGCGCGCTCTTGAGCGAGAAACTCGCAAGAGCGACGAGTTGGCTCGTCAACGTACTCAGCTTGATGAGGCGTTGCGTGCGACTGGTGTTGATACTAACGCTGCTACTGCACGTCTGGAATCGTTGGGTATTGACCCTGGTCAGTTTGCTGATCGGGAAACAAACGAGACGACTGCGATGCTGTATTCGCAGAGCATGTCGTCGGCCAACTTTGTTAACCAGATGGATGCGATTTCGCAGAGCGCTGCCCAGTTTGCGTCTGATGCGAATGATCAGGCTACGGCGCAAGCGTTGTTTGGCATTGGTCAGGATTTGGCTGCGTCGTTGCAGACGATCAACCAGGCTCGTCAGCAGGGTCTGATTGATGACGCTATGGCGTTGCAAGCTATTGCTGATCAGGAACGAACTGCGGAGCAGCAGTACGACGCTGGTTTGACTTCGTTGAACGTTCAGACGGCGCAGGCAGCGCAGGCTGCTGCTGCGGCGGCTGCACGTCGGGCAGAGAAAGAGGCTGAAGAACAGCGCAAGTTGCAGGTTGGTGCTGCGGCGTTGGGCGCTTTGCAGGGTTACCAGTTTGGTGACGAGATTAGTGCTGATGCGTTGTATGCGATTACTGAGGCTGGTCTCGGCGATGCGTTCCTTGACATTTCATCGGGGTACATTGATCAAGATCAGGCTTTGGAGCTGATCGCTGCGAATCTTGATGCAGACATTCGGCGGGATCAGGTTGGTGCTTCGTTGAGCGGTCCAAGTGGCGGCATGGTGCTGCCTGGGGGCATGGAGCTGGGCGATTTCTTGGATGTTTATTCGAAGGCTGGGCCTGAACAGCAAGCTGATCTTGCGCCGTACATCGAACAGATCCTGATGGCGCAGGTTGGGGCAACGGGGTGACATGGATCGTAAGGACATTGTCAATTCTTTAAAACCAGTTGACACTACGTCGTTGTTCGAAGGGTTGGATTACTCTAACCTGCCTGTGCCGATTGCTCAGGCTGTTGAACCGCAGACGTTTCAGTTGCCGACAGGGATGGGGTCTGGACGTGCGGCGTATTTGGAGGCGTTGGAACGGGCAGGGCAGCTAGCTCAGCCTGCGCCTCGCAATGTGCTGCCTGTGTTCCAGCCGCCCGAAGCGGAGGCAGGTCGTAATTCGATCTTTGACATTCCTGTTCTGGGTCCAATACTTGACGTGTTGGACACGCCTCGTGCGGCGCTTGTTTCTACGGTTCAAGAGGTTGGCGACATCTTTGGCGATGGCGATGCGTCGTTGTCGCAGTGGTGGTCGCAGACCCGTGACCACATTAGCGCTCAGGAAGTGTTGCGGGATTGGAACGTTGATCTTCCAGGCCCGTTGGATTTTGTGGTCGGGTTGGGTCTTGATATTGCGTTGGATCCGTTGACGTATGCGTTTGGTGCTGGTGTTGCTTTGCGTGGGTTGCGAGGCGGCACACAGCTTGTCGATACGGCTTTGGACGCTGCTCGTGTGGCTGAGGCTGCGGGTGATGCTGGTAAGGCTGCGAGGTTGAGGAACGTTTCTGAAACGATCCGTCAGAACCCTGCTGGTGGCGTGTTGATGGCTGCTGGACGTGAGCCGCAGTTGTTGCGTGAGTTGGGCGTGGACATTGGTTTGCGGTTCTCTCGCCCTGGCACGGGCCGTTTGGGGCGTGCGTTTATTGATCGCCCGTTAGGGGCGATCTCTAAGACGTACCAGGCACGAACTGCTGCACGGCGCACGAGTCAACTTCCGCAGTTTGCAGTTGACGCCAATACTGCGATTCGTCGTCCCCTTAATCTGGCTGATGCCGAGACTCAGGCGTTGATTACTGCCCGTCAGATGGGGGAAGAGGTTGGTGACGAGGCGATTGAGATCGCTGCACAAATGGCGGGGCGTATGCCTGTCCAGTCGAAGTTGCTGACAGGCGAGCGGACTTCTGAGGTTACGGCGAGGGCGTTGGGGTTGCTGGCGTCTCCGTTTGGCACTGGCAGTAAGCGAGTAGCGCAGGCTTCTTGGTATGCGGGCAAGGTTGATCAGGCGACAGGTCGTGCGAGCGGCGGGTTGTCTAGCAGGTTTAACTCGCAGGCTTCGATCAATGCTGCGAAGCGTGGCGAGGACGCGAACATTGCGTATGTGGCGCGCACGGTGGAGCGTATCGGGCGTACGGCGAACATTGATGCGGGTCTGTGGAACAAGAAGACGATGGACGAGTTGGATCAGCTTGTTCGGGATTTCAAGGCCAGTAGGTTTGAGCCTGATGATCTTAACGAGTTGATGTTTGAGGTTGCTACGACTCCGAACGATCAGCTTCTGGCGAACCCAGCGTTTTCTCGCTTTGTTGGTCCTGATGGTCAGCTTGATCCGATGGTGCAGAAAGCTAAGGATTGGTGGCGGTCGGCGGGCGAACGGGCTGGTTTCACTCAAGACGGTGAGCTTGAGGATCTGCTGTACGCAGCCCGTATGCGTGACGACATTAGGGCTGGTCGCAGGACTGAGTCTTCTTTGACGGCGTTTGACGAGGATGGCTTTGGCATTGTGTTGTCGGGCAACCCTAACCAGGGTCGTCATCTTCTTGAGCCGAAGATCATTGTTGAGCGGATGAACAGGTACCGCAATGGGATTCTGACAAGCCCCACTAATTCAAGAGGCAGGCCAACTGCAATCCCGAACGAGGCAAAGCCGTTTGCGGACGATATTAGCCGTATTGAAAACAAGGTTGCAGCGGAGTTGGGCGACGATGTTTCTCGTGCTTCGGACGAGTTCCAAGAACAGTTCGAACGGGCGGTGCGGGCAGAGCTTGAAGAGGGTGTTCGTTACGGCGACAAGAAGTCGAACGTGATGACGAACATTTACGCAGAGGAGGCGTTGAAAGACGTTGACGATGCGGGTTCTTTCTTGACGCAGATGGACGACATCGCCCGTAGGCAGGGTGCTGACTTTGATTCGTTTAAGTTCACTGATGATGCTGCAGCGGTGTTGCCTCGTTATGTGGCGTTGATGACTGCTGGTATTCGTTCTCGGTCGGTGCTTGGTCAGGCTGTAGAAGCGGGTTTGCTTCTTCCGAACTCTCGGTTTGTTCGGGGAGCGGTTGTTAGAGACATCGACAATCTGACATCGGTGGTTGACGATCTAGACGACAAGTTTGAGGCTGCTCGTCAGCTAATCATCGGGCGAGGGGCTGATGCTGACACTGATGAGATCGCCAACATTTTGGCGCAGGTAGCTGGAGATGCACGGGTTCCTCCTGAACAGCTTGGCGACTGGTTGAAGACTGCTGAGGGGCAGATTGCTGGCGAGTTTGCACAGTTGGAGTATCAGTCTGGTTTGATGTCTGAGATTCTAAACGCCAGCGTCAACGGCCAGTTCTATTCGGGCCTGTCTGACGAGGCGAAGTTGTTGCTGCGGCAGCACGGGTTTCGTGATGTCGGGGAGAGCGGTGTTCTGACGAAGACGGAGCGTAATGCTCTGGCGAAAATCCAGAGCAGCACTGATGCCCGACTGGCTGCGATTGCGGATGCCACTGAGTATGTGCATGAGATGGCGGTGGTGTTGGGCAAGTTGCAGACGCAGCGCAACCAGCTTGCTGCGGCGTTGAAGCAGTTGGAGTCTGGGGCGATGCGTCGCCCGCAGACCATTGAGAGGACGTTTGCTGAGCTTGGCCGTGAGTTGGCTTCGCTGCAGAAATCGTTGGAGTTCTTGTCCGCAACTATCGGTGACAATTTGAAAGCGTTCGATCCGACGCTGTTGGCAGGCCGTGGCTTGCAGCGGCTGGCTGATCCTGATCTGCTTCGCAAGACGCAAGACGAACTGGCCGAAACGGCGTTGGCGGCAGGCGCTACGGCTGAGACGCTGTTTGGTGTAGCTCGGACGTACGGCGATTTGCCTGCTAACGGCAAGCTGGTGCAGTTCAAGTATCAGGGTCCGAACAGGGGTTGGGAAGTTCGTTGGAACGGTCAGCCTTTGTCGGGGCAGGGTCGCCGTACAACGCTGCGTACGTTTATGGGCGAAGAGCGTTCGGATGCGTTGTTTGAAGTGTTGAGGCAGTTGGATAACTCTCCTGCTGGTCAGGCTCAGGCTGCTCTGTTGGAGTCGATTGAGAACATCCGCATGTTGCAGAACCGTTTGCCGAACATTGTTGGCGACAACGCTTTGTTGTCGCAGGTAGAGCAGTCGTTGGACGATCTGGATGCTTTGTCGTTCTTGGTTGCTCGTGAGGGGCAGTCTGATTACGAAGTGGCTTTGACTGCGATGTTGGATCGGCGCATGGGTGCTGGTTTGGTACGTCAGCCTGCGAAAACCCGTCAGTTCTTGCAGGAATCTATTGGCGACGCCAAGGCTATGATTGACGCCCAGAACCAGGCCACGGTGGAAGAGTTGATCAAGATTGGTCGTAATGTCAACGACATTGGTCATCGGCGGGGGTTGATTGCTGCAGCGTTGGCTGACGCCAATATGCGTAAGGACGATTTAGCACGACGGGTTATTAACGGGGATTTGCCTCAGCCTAAGAATGATTTCCAGGGTGTGGTGCGGGCGTCGTTGGAGATTGCTGACAGCCCTGAGGCTGCGCTGCGGGCTGTCGCTAGCGGGCAGGGTAACGCTGCGTTTGTTGACGCATACATGGAGGGCTTTGAGCAGTTCATGGGCGATCAGTTGTTGTACAGCTATCGCAACGTCAACAGCGACTTCTTCTCACCGACTGTTTCTAACTTGACAAAGTCGAAGCTGGAGCGGTTCTCGTTTGTTGCTCCTGTTGCTGGTGTGGGTTCGACTCAGCCTGTGAGCCGTGAGCTGGCCGCACAAATGGCTCGTGAGTTTAGCGAGATGTTTGAGGCGGTGGCGCGTACGACTGATCCTGTTCAGTTGAGTGCGTGGGCGAAGAGGGTCAACAGGATTGCTAACTGGTGGAAGGCTGGTGCGGTGGGTACGCCTGGTTTCGTTATGCGAAACCTGATTGGTGCTGCTTGGATGAACAATCAGCTTGCTGGTGTGCCGCTTTCTGCGATGGTGCGGGTGAAGCTGATTCGAGATCAAGCTGCGGCTGCTGCAAAGGCAGCGAAGCAGGAAGGCAACATTGCTGCTGGTTTGCAGATTTTGGTTGACAGCGGTCAGGGCATCAAGCTGACTGGTCCTGGCAGTGCGCTTGCTGGTGGCAAGACTGTTAGTGCTAGGGAGCTGGAGACGTTCCAGTCGTGGTATTCGACGGGTATGGCGTCGGGTACGGGTGGTCGCGGTATCGACATTGTGACCCAGATGGACCGTCCAGGCAACATTATCGAAGGCCAGGGATTCTTCTCGGGCTTGAGAGCTGGTTCTTTGAAGCCGACCTCTGACTTCAAGTGGTTCACTGCTGTCCGTGGCTGGAACAGCGACGTTGAGTTCATGGCTCGTGGCAGTTTGGCTCACCATGTTGCTATGGGTGGCGGGTCTTTGGAAGACGCCGCTACTCAGGTAATGAAGTACCACTTTGATTACAGCGACCTGACTGGGTTTGAGCAGCAAACAAAGCAGTTCATTCCGTTCTACACCTGGCAGCGCCGCATCGTTCCTGTGTTGGTAGAGTCGATTGGCACGAACCCAACGGCGTGGAACCGTGTGACGCAGCTCAAGGCAAACACCGAGTTGCAGTCCGAAGCTGAAGGCATCGTGCCTGACTACTTCGGTGAGAACATGGGTATTCGATTGCCGTTCAACATTGGCGGTTACCGCAGCTACGCTCTGCCGCAGTTGCCGTTTACTGACTTGGCAAACTGGGCTAAGGGGCTGGACGCTGACAATATTCCTGAAGGCGCTAGCCCCCTTGATCGGGCCTTAAACTTGGGCAGGCCAGTTATTGAGTCGGCGTTGCCGTTCTACAAGTACCCGATCGAAAGCTTGATGGACACGAAGACGTTCAATCAGGTGCCATTCCGAGACACTTACGAAGAAGCGCCTGAGTGGGCACAGATGCCGATTATCAGCCAAGCGTTGCAGTTGGCTGGCATGGGTGAACGTGGACGTAGCGGCGAGTGGATGATGACTGACCGTCAGCGGTATCAGGTCGAACAGTTGATCCCGACGTTTGCTCAGTGGTCACGACTGCGGCCTGCAGACATTCCTGAATGGCGGCAGTCTGACGCTGCTAAGCAGGTCGGTACGTTGTTGAGTATTACGGCTGGTATTGGCTTGCGAGTTAACACTCCTAAGGAAAAGCGCAACGAGATCCTGCGTCAGCAGTATCGTGATAGCGAAGACATGCGTAACCGTCGTGCCTTGGCGTTCGGATAGGAGTGATATGAGAACCGTTATTAATCGTTCGGGATGGAACGCTACACCACCCCAGAAACCGTTCACGGTGCGTCGCCGCACAAACGGCATTGTGCTGCATCATTCGGGTGTGAGGAAGGCTCAGCCTGGGCCTGCTCAGATCAAGAGCTTTGAGCAGTACCATATGCGGGTGCGTGGTTGGCGTGGCATTGCATACAACTGGCTGGTTGACGCTGACGGCGTTGTTTACGAGGGTCGTGGCCGTGGCGCTGTTGGTGGCGCTACTCGGGGCTGGAACTCTCAAACCATATCAATTTGCTACACAGGATGGGGTTCGGGTGAAGTCCCTGAACGTGCATTGGATTCTATTGCTGGCCTTATTTCTAGTATTCAGAGTCAGTATGGCAATCGGCTCTGGGTGAAGGGTCATCGGGATTTGGCGTCAACGTCGTGTCCTGGCACGACGTTGTATCACTGGATGCAGAGCGGTATGGAGCTGAAGCAGGACAGCAGCCCTGAGATTGATTGGGTTGCTCTGCGTAACTACATTGACGCTTTGGGCAGGAAAGTGGCTCTGAAGCCGTTGTCTCGGCGGCGTCGTAGCCGTGGGCAGGCTGTCAGGCTTGTGCAGCGCCATTTGAATGGGTTGGGGTTTGAATGTGGGCCTGTGGACGGTGTTTACGGGCGTATGACGGTTGATGGTGTGAAGGCGTATCAGCGTTCTGTTGGGCTGAAGCCTGATGGGGTGGTTGGTAAGCACACTTGGAGCCGAATGTTTCTTTGATGGGACACTTTGTCTCTTTATTAGGAGGTGGCAACATGCCAGCTAAAGGCAAGGCTTACAAGCCTGAAGATCAGTTTCAAGACTCTATGTCGGAGTTGAATCAGTATGCGATGGGGCGTAAGGCTGCTGATAGCGCAGCCATGTTGCGTTCTACCCAGCTTGCTAATGCACATTCGGGTGGACGCCCGTTCGGAAAGTAAGGAATAAAAAATGCCTGGACACTATGGTAAGTCGATGCGCAAGACTAGCAAAGGCACTAGCAAACGCAAGAGTAGCCCTCGCCGCAAAATGAGCCCTGGGCGTGAGCTGCAGTCAAAGAACACTGCAAGGCGGGCTAGCCCAGCGCAGAAGCGGGCTGCCGACAACGCTCGTCGGCGAGCGGCACAGGCCGCCAAGCGTCGTAAGCCGACGCCGAAGAGGGACACCCGCAAGACGGGCGGTCAGGGTGGTGCCAAGGGCGCCAACGATCAGATGGCGTTCCAGCGTTTCGTCAGCATGACCCCCGCTCAGCAGCGGCACGTCATGCGGATGGCTGATGGCGAGCATCGTCGCAGGACTCGTTAATGAGTGTCAGCGCATCTCCGATTAGCGATCACTTGCGTGACGTTTGTGAGCGTGCTCTGTACACCGCTGCAGAGGCGTTCCTTGCGGTTTTTGTCATTACAGATTTGTCAACGGCTGAAAGTGCTTTGTCAGCGGCTGGTGCTGCTTTTCTTTCGGTCGTCAAAACCTTCGTTGTTGAGCGCAGACGAGCGCTTAGTTGACGTGGATAACTTTGAAGACATATGGGATGACTGGCTGGAAGCAGTCGGAGTAGACATTGATTGCGAGGTCGAAGAAAACTTCGAACGCTCGCAGTTTATGTTGGACATGGATGACGGGACCCACGCACAATGGCGTGGGTCCCAGCTTGGTGTGCTTCTGATCTTGTCACGAGAAGAAGTAGAAGAACTTGTTTTTGCCCGTGCATTGGCAAAGCAAGGCGAGATCGACGGGTGGATCGCCATGACCTCGTGGGTCATGGGGTTTACTACATTTCTAGATCAGTGTCTGACATACGTTGAAGATCGGGATGACCTTTAGCCAAATGGTCGATCACTGCTTGGTGTCGTAGCAGCTCGTTTTTGATCTTGAGAGCTAGAGCGTCACGTCTGCGAGCAAACGTAGTTTTTGGGGTGCCAAGGGCAAGAGCTACAAACCGCATGGATAGCCCTAC